ACAATTACTGTAAATGTTGGTATATCAAGTGATACATCTACACATACATTTGTAAGTGCTACTGCTGGTGGTATATCAGAAAGCGATTCTAATAGTGCAGCAGATAGAGTAAAGTATCTAATAGGAATTATTAATGATGTTACTGAAAATGGCTTAGACGCTATTCCTACAGGTCAAATTTATAGTGTATCGGCTGCAACATATACACCTACAACAGGATCTATGCAATTAACTATTGGGTCACACGGTTATCAAATTGGTGACACTATTAGGATTGCTACAGAAAGTTTAACATTCACTTGTGCCAAAGATGGCCACGGTACTCAACATAGCTATCCAAGAGCTTCTGGAAGTACCGCACCAAGTGGAGCTGACTATGCCTATAATTCACTAGTGTTTATTACAGCCATTGGAGCAGCAACTATTACTGTAGATGTAGGTATATCAAGTGATACATCAACACATACATTTGTAAGTGCCACTGCTGGTTGTATAACATCACCTCCCGCAACTAATAGTGTATCAACTGCAACATATACACCAGCAACAGGAGAAATGCAGTTAACTATTGGAACACACAGTTACACAGTTGGTAGCTCTATTAGAATTGCTCCAGCAAGTTTAACTTTTACTTGTGCTTTAGATAGTCATGCTAGTAATCATACATATCCAAGAGCAACAGGTTCATCCGCGCCAGGTGGAAAGGATTATGCATATAATGCGCCGCTTGAAATTTCAGTAGTAAATGGCGATACAATTACTGTAAATGTTGGTATATCAAGTGATACATCAGTACATACATTTGTAAGTGCTACTGCTAATTGTATAACAAGCGATTCGTCTGCTTGGTCAAATTTTAGTTATGTTGTTGCTACATGTGAACGAGATGTAGGATATCTTCTTGATGCATACTTATATGATTTACGATATGGAGGTACTGCCGAAACATGTAAAATTATAGGATTTTATTGGGACGAAGAAGTAGCCCAAATAGATGGCAACCGTCTACCAGAAATTAATACTCATGAATTTATACGAGATCTTATTAATAATTATGTTCTTACTAATACAGCATATTCAACAACTCAATCAACTGCGTCTCAAGTTATTGATCTTTCAAAAACTACAGAAGCCAATGTAACTTCTCGAATTACTTCTTTAACAGGAATTGTAATTAACGTTATCACAAATGGGTTAACTGCATTACCAGGAATAACACCAACAGGTGTAGGCACAATACGAATTCAAGGACGTTGGGATCAAGACAACCTTTTATTAATTACTAATACTACAGATAATATCACAATTTATAATTTTGTTACTCCTGAATTAGGTGGAATCTGTAGTTATAAAGCGGGTGGGGATGATACAGATTTTCCAAGATATTTACAAGTTACAGATACTATAACTACAATAACACTTAATACAGATACATCTACACAAGCAGGAACAGACGATTTACAAATCTTTGTAGAAGAAGAAAAAGAAAGTGCAATCAAAACAGACGCTATTGAACGTGATCGCGTATCAACAGCGTTAGCTATGCTTGATGCTGACTTTGAATATGGCCTACAGCCTACTAAATGGAGTGCTATTGGAGTATTAAGAGGTTATCCTAGCATATATGAAATACCAGGCACTAATACAGAAGTTTATAATATAACATCTGATGCAAGTTCGGGAACAGGCGGTGTTGGACAAAGTTTAGTTACTGTAACAACACAAGGTCCTCATGGATTTATAGAAACAGATCCTGTTACTGTTAAAGCATTAGAAAATTCAGTTGCAGGTGCATCTAGAGCAGAAGGGTCTTTTGTAATAACTACTGTTCCTACATCAACTTCATTTACATATTATTCTAAAGCAAAAGTAGGTACTAGTAATGGCGATGTCTTATTAACTTCTTATACACAATTAAGAAAAGCAGCATTTTATACAGGAGCATCAATTGGAAGTCCAACTTTTTCAGTAGCAACCCAAGGTAGTGGTGGAACAATGACTGTAGAATTAGATGTTCCTTCTGGTAATACAATAATTCCTTATGATGGGCAAACTCCAGGAACAGGTTCTCCATTAGTTAGTGCAAGTATTCCAACAGGTTCACAAGTAACAGGATCTATAGAACAATCAGCAGGTGGCGGAACATATTTAACTCCAGAAATATCAGGAGATTATATATCAGGAACATCTTCTATAACATTTGTTGATTCAACTGGTATATTAGTAAACCTAGGAGCTGATTCAGGAAACGGAACAGTTACATATGTCGAAACTGTTAATCATCCTAGCAATACTATTACTCTTACATCACCATTAACTAGTTCTTTAATAGGAAATACTACTGTATATTCTAGTATTACAGGAACTAACGTAGCACCTATTGGTACAAATGTTGAAGTTAGTATTGATAATACAGCAACAACTTATTCTGTTACAGGCATTACTACCCCAGGTAATGACTATTCTGTAGGTGATAATTTACAGATACCAGGTACTGCATTAGGTGGCATTAACGTTGTTAATGATTTAAAATTAAGAGTTGCAACTCTTACAGGGGCAAGCGGTGGAATAGCTTCTTTAGATGTTATTACACCAAATACAGGATTTAATGGCACTCATACTTTTACTGATGTACCAGCAGCAAATGTAGGCGGTAGTGGTACTGGCGCTGTTTTTGATGTAGTGTACGAAGATACTGTTTTTACTTCTGTAACACTAGCAGCAAGTTCTGTTGATGTTAACTTTACAGTTAATGATAGACTTGTTATTACAGGAACAACATTAAGTACTGCTGGTGTAGATCTTGTAAATGATTTAGTTATACTTGTTACAGGTGTAGGTGGTGGCGGTGATATAACTGGTTTTACTTTTAGTGGTCTTGCTCCTCATGCACAACAAATATATAATAATCCACAATGGACAACATCGGGCGGCGGCAGCCAAATTCTTTTCGAAGTAACAAGAACAGGCCAAGGCGATAGTGCTGGCAGTTCAATTGGAATATATTCACTTCAATTTACAGATTATGGAACAGGCTTTGCTAATTCAGATACAATTGATATAGCAGGTGTAGAATTAGGAGGCGATTCTTCTGCTACTTATGATTTAGAAATTACAGTTACTGGTGTTGATGGATCAGGAACAATTACAGCATATTCCCCTGTAGGTCTTGCTGTTAATACCGATACAAAATTAAATATTAATGCTAATGCATTAATTGGATCGGGAGTTGAATTTACTGTTGATATAGCTGGGGGGAATTATACTGTTACAGGGCCATTTACTCCAAATGGAGGTGTTGGTTACGGTGTTGGTCAAGAACTTCTCATAGCAGGAAATTTATTATTAGGAACATCTCCAGCAAATGATTTAACAATAACTGTTACAAGTGTTGTTGCTGACGATTCCACTGGACGCGGCGAAGTCCTTACTTATACTAGTGCAGGATCTGCTGTAACAAACACTGGTTCATTTACAGGTATTCAACCAAGTACTGTACCTGGAAGTGGAAGCGGCGCATTATTTCAAATTACTAGAGCCAATACTGTATATTCAATTACTGCATATGAAAATTCAACAGGTTATACAATAGGTGATAGGTTATCAATTGCAGGTACTTTATTAGGAGGTGGTACTCCTGCTCACGATTTAATTCTGCGAGTAACTAGTGTAGCTGGCGGAAATGTAATTGATGGAGCAACAATAGAATCTGGTGTCGGTACGCCAGGAAGTATCTTTGATCTTATATGTACTTTTACAATGACAGAAGCATCAAGTAGTATATTAGTAAAAGGTGCTAGTGTTGTATTTGAAGCATTAGCTTCCATCACAATAGATTTTCCATATGCTCATGGCTTAGTTCCAGGCAGTAGTTTTATTACTACTATTACATCCGATGATGCTTCTAACAATCATACTCTTGCAGCCGGTTCTACAAGAGCAACAAATATTCCAACTGAAAAACAATTAACATATCAAGCTAGATCGGGTGGCGTAATAGATGTATCAGGAGGTGATATTATTGGATACGTATATCCAAGACCAGATTCATTCTTTGTACATAGACCGTTTGATGGAGGAGTAATGTTAGGAACAGGTGGTCCCCAACATGCTGCTCAAGCCATTCGTCAAAGTAAAAAATATCTTAGATATCAATCAGGTAAAGGTGTTATGTATACTACTGGTGCAATGTTTGCACCAAGTTATGAATTAAAATCTGTAACAGCAGACAGCCTCGAAGTTAATGCATTGATTACCGTAGTTACAGATGATAACGATCACGGAGTACAAATAGGTGGTATAATAAGACTTAAAGGTATTGACACTCCTGGATATAATTCAGGTCCAGAAACTGCTACTCCTCCTGAATTTGATTATGAAGTAGTTAATGTTACAGATGAAAGAACATTTAAAATTAGAGCACAACGTAGATTGGGAGCAGTTGAAGCTGTGTTTGGTTTTAATGCTCAAATGAGTGTAGTACATTGGCATGGTTCTACTGTCCGAGCAGGAACATATGATGATCAAAATGGAACTTTTTGGGAATATGATGGAACACAACTTTGTGTTGTACAAAGAACTGGCACATTCCAATTAGCAGGAACTGTTGCTGTAAATGCAGACTCTAATTATGTAACAGGTGTAGGTACAAGATTTATAGATCAATTAGCAACTGGTGATAGAATTATTATTAAAGGAATGACGCACGTTGTTACTCATGTTAAAAATCAAACAGCAATGTGTATTAATCCAGACTTTAGGGGTGTAGTAAATGTAACAGGCGCAAAAGCAATGCGAGTTACTGATAAAAGAATTAAACAAAAAGATTTTAACTTAGATACCTTTGACGGCAAAGGCGCTAGTGGTTTTGAATTAGATCCTGCAAGAATGCAAATGATTGGAATACAGTGGGCCTGGTATGGTGCAGGTAGAATTGATTTTTGGGCCAGAAAAGCAAGTGGTAAAATGATTTCTGCTCATGGTATACGTGGGTCAAATATAAACACAGAAGCATATATGCGTTCAGGTAACTTACCAGTTCGATATGAAGTAACAAATGAAGGACCTCCAGGGAAACTTTCTGAAGCAATAGATGCTTCGCAAACTACTATTAAAATAGAAGATGCTAGCTTCTTTCCTACATCGGGTGTTTTATATATAGACAACGAGATAATTTCTTATGATGGAGTATTTGAAAATTCATTATTAAACTGTGTAAGAGGTGCTACATATACAAATTTCCAAGCTGGTGCTAGTCGGAGTTATACTGCGGCAGCAGCTACTACTCATTCAAATAAAACAGGAATAGTTTTAATATCTAATACTATTACACCGTTAATTAGTCACTGGGGTTCATCTTACTTAATGGACGGCGGCTTTGATTTTGATCGCGGTTATATCTTTTCATACGCTGAAACAAATATATCAGTAACAACTGTTAAACAAACAGCATTTCTATTAAGACTTTCTCCTAGTGTATCAAATGCAATTGTTGGTGACTTGGGTGAAAGAGAGTTACTTAATCGTGCGCAGTTATTACTATATGGTATTGAGGTTACTTCTGATACTGGAACAGGTGGGTTTATTATTGAAGGTGTTATTAACCCTCAAAACTATCCTATCAACCCAGTAGACATTGGTTGGTCAACTTTATCAGGACTTGCCCAAGGCGGACAACCTAGTTTTGCACAAGTAGCTTCTGGTGGTTCAGTAGTATGGAGCACAGGTGCTACTCCAACAACTTCAACAGCAACAGCAGTTGCAACTGTTACAGGAGTTTTAGATTCGGGTCAATATACAAACTGGAATGGATCATATTATGTATATGTAAGTGCTACTGACTATCGGACTACTTTTGGAAGTAATAGTTTAGATATTGTATTAGGTAAAAGCATATCTGGTTCAGGTATACAAACAGGTACTATCATTGATGGTGGATATATTTCAGATTATGATAATTATGGTTACTTTTATCTTAACTTAAGAACAACAGCACAGGTTGCACAAAATACAGCTTCAGCTTTTACTGTTACTAACAATCCAGCACTTACAAATGCTAACAAAGCATTCTTTGATACTACTTCGTTCTTAGCTAGTGGAGCAGCAGGTGGTACTGCTGTAACAAATGGCGGCAGTGTAACTTTCCCCCCATCTACTTTTGTTAATACTATATCACTTAAAGAATGGGCTGGTACTGAATATTATGAAGTAACATTTAATAATGCATTTAGTGGTACGCTTGCTAATGGATCTGGAACAGTAGAATTTACATTTGAACAACCTCCATATGCACTACCAGGAGAAACTGTATTTTCATTTATTGCTGTTCCAGGCGAACGTTCTACATTAGACTTAGCAGAGATGAAAGAATTAACAAATACTCCTATAGGAGGTCGTGGAACATTTCCAAATGGACCTGACGTGCTTGCAATTAACATTTATAAAATTTCAGGTGCGGCAGTTACAGCTAATATTGTTCTTAAATGGGGTGAAGCTCAGGCTTAATTATTTTGCATCCATTTTGCAAAAGAACTTAAATCATCAAATATTTTAGTTTGCTTTTTTATTTTTTGATACGTATGTCTTTTTAATTTTTCTTCAGTTTCGTTTCCGTAACCTGTTCGAACAAGAATAGGTTTAGCACCTATTTTTATTGCAGCTTTTAAATCTGTAAGTTTATCTCCTACATAATATCCCTTATTAAATTTAATATTAGGATTTTCTTTTTCACAACGTTTAAACATACCAACATTAGGTTTTGCAAATTCATCATCTTTTCTATTACTAGAACTATAATATAATGCATCAATACTAGTACAGCCAGCATTACCTAATAATTGAAACATTTTATCATGTATTCTATCTACATCACGCTGTGACATTATGCCTTGTTCTATTCCGCCCTGGTTAGTTATAATTACTATTAGAAATCCTAATTTTCTAAGAGAAGAAATAGCTTCTAAACTTCCTTCTATAGGATTAAAATCTTCAGGATTAATAACATATGTTCCTAAATCCTTATTAATAGTACCGTCTCGATCTATACCAATAACAATATTAGAATTTTTTTGTTTGTCAGATATTAATTCTGGAATATCTGAACTCCATCTAATTATTGGGGATTCTACCATTTTAGCTATCTCCTTCTATCGAATCGTCTGGATGCGGGTAAGAACAAAAAATTCCACCTACGTGTGCAATATCAGATTCAAAAGGCTTCCCTGGAAGGGTTTTACTTACTACATTATTTCTAAAAATTTCTGCATCATCTACGGGTTGATAACCTAAATGCGAAACTTTATGATTAGAGAAAAATGCTTCTTGATTATTAGATATACCATAAACTATAGTAAATCCTACTCTCTCTACTGTTAAACAACGTTCTACTAATTGTACAAGGTCTCTATAACTTAGCCAAGTAGCTAAATGTCTTCGATCACTAGGTTCTGGAAAACAAGAATTAATCCGTAAGCAAGCTGACTCTATATTAAATTTATCAAAATATAATTTAGCTAAATCTTCTACAAAACATTTAGATAATCCATAAAGAGTATCGGGTCTATGTGTTATATCTGTATCAGCACCTGCCTCACGTTGAACAAATCCAACAGCATGAACAGAACTTGCATAAACGATTCGACTAATACCGTGCTGTCGTGCTGCTTCGTAAATATTATAACCTCCCTTTATTGAAGAATTAAGAATTTCATTCCAAGGACGTTCTACAGAAGCTGCTCCAAAATGAACAATAGCATCACAACCTTCTACCACTTTCATTACAGCATCAAAATCACTTAATTCACATTGAATGACTTCTTCATTATCATTTGCCGAAGCCATCGACTCTCGGTCTGTTAAACGACATACTTCTGCAAGAGGTGCTAATCCTTTACGTAATTCTTTACCTAGATTTCCTGCTGCTCCTGTAATTAATAATCGATTAAATCGAGGCGTTTCACTCAGTTTTAGGAACTTCTTTAACTTCTGCATTTTGACTATCTCCTGGTACTACTCTATAATTGTCTTCAACTGAATCCGGAGTACTTACTTCTGTAATACTACTATTATCTTCTAATGCTTCTAACTGGTGTGGTTGCAGGGGCGGGTTATGCCAAACTTGTCCTTCTGTAAGTTCTTGTTGATAAAGAGAGGCATTGGTTGTGTCTATCCATCTAAGAAGAAATTTTCCTGAATTAACAAACCAAGTTTCATCTTTTTTACTATGAAAATGCATAGAAAACTTACTTCCTGCTTTTTCAAAAACCATTATTTTACAACAATACAAATCATTAGTTGCCCATATAAGTTCATAACCCCAGGCCTTTTTAACGTGTCCTTCTAATCTAGTTTTATCCAAAATCTATCTCCACACTTAATTAATCAAATTTTATATCAAATACATTCCAACTCATTGTAATTCGTTCAACATCGCTGGTAAAAGGATATACTTGATGCCTAAGTTGTGCTGGAAACATATAAAGTTCTCCTGTTACAGGATATTTTCTATATGCTCCTGCACCCCAAGAACCATGTACCCATTCTAATTGACCCGGGCAACGAGCATTTGACGCCATAGGTACTGTTCTAACTTCTGAAGAAATTTCTTCAGGAATTTGTACCATAACAATTCCATTAATTACACCAGAATGGCAATGTAAAGGATTAAATTCGTTTGCTCTCATAAAATTAAACCAAGTACCATTTCCTAAATGAAACTTAATTTTACTATAATCTGGCAAGGGGTTATTTTTTTCTTTCTCTAATTGAGGAAGCTGCTGTCTTTCCTGTATTTGACAAATTTTAAAATATTCTTGTATGTGAGGCAATAATATGTCTATCATCTTTTCCCGCATTTCGTCATTTTCAATATCAGATCCTCTTTGCTCTGCAATATTTCCTGATAACATATCGCCTACATGAAAAGCAGTACGGCTTAATTCTGCATACTCTTGGATAAATTTTAAATCGTTTGCGTTTAACACAGTTTCATATATTGGTGGACTAAATGGTAATAAAATACTATGTTCTTTTACAAACTCACCGTTTTTATTTTCAATATTCATTTATATAATCCTCAATATTAATCCAATTAATATCAATAATAGAATTTAATTTACTCAAATCTGCATTAGTATATTTTTGATATTGTAATTTTAAATTATCTGGCATAGGTATATATTCTATATCAACTTGATATTTTGATGCTACTGCTTTTGCAATAGCATAAAAACTTACAGGATTTCCGGTTCCTATATTATATATACCTTCTGAAGTTGTTTGCATCATTTTTTTATGAACTTTACAAACATCTTCTACACAAATAAAATCTCTAAAATAATTTTCACTATTTTCAAATATTTGAATCACTTTATTTTCTTTTGCTTGATTTATAAATTTTGTATAAGGACTTGCTTGTTCTTTTTTATGATTTTCATAAGGACCATAAACATTAAAATATCTAAATCCTTGTACAGTAATATCAAATTCACTTAAATTTTGAGTTACAAATCTATCAAACAAATATTTTGACCAAGCGTACGGTGATTGAGGAAATAACAACCCATCTTCTGTAAAATGATGTGTAGGACCATAAACACTAGCACTCGAAGCATATTGAAAATTAATTCCTAAAGTATTACAAACTTGTAACAATCTTAATGAGTATTCATAATTTTGCTCTATAATCTGATCTACATCAGAAAAAGTAGTATCACTAATTGCTCCTAAATGTACTACCCAATCATAACTACTAGGATCAGGAATAGTGTTAGGCATAAACTCCCAACCCTCTACTTGATGCCCTTGTTGCATAAAATAAGAAGTAAGATTCTGTCCAATAAAACCTTTATGTCCGGTTACTAATACTTTCATTTTTCGTCTAATAAACTAATTGTTTTAAATACTGTTTCTAATTTTAAAAGATTTACTTTATTTTGTAAAGTATTACGTAAGCCTAAATGTAATGGCTTTGGCCATTTACCAAAACTACACCATGAATATCCGCTATGCTCACTATTAAGTACTGGAATAAATTCTGACTGAACAACTACTATATAAGTATGAAATTCAAATTGTGCATCATTAGAAACAAATGTTTCTAATGGTAAGGTTTTTTTAATTTTAGGAAGAGAACCTATTTCTTCCTGAATTTCTCTTTTTAAACCTTCCCACGGTGTTTCAGTATTTTGATTAGTACCACCTACTATACCCCACATATTTGCTTGTTTTCCATTAGATCTATGTAAAAACAAAAATCTATTTGTGTCAAGGGTATAAAAGAGAGCACCACTACAAACAATATCACTCATACAAATAATTATCTTAAAATACTAAGCGCCAACTACCGTCTGGATATTCGCCTTCAAACGATAATACCCATTCAGTTAAGTTCCATTTATATTGAATACCTGTATTTAAATTAGTAGTATAAGTTACAGCAGTAGAAGTTGATGCATCAAAAACTATAGTCCAACTAGATCCGTCCCACTCAATTATATCATTAGCACCTGCAATGAAATCAGATCCATTTGTATTTTTCCAAGCATCAGGACCGTCTGTATTATCAGTACTACCTATTGGTCCTAATAATAATATTCTACCACCCACTGTTTTAAGATCTGTGGGATTGGATTTACCTGGATCTATAATATAATTAATTTTTGCACTATCACCTGTAGGACCAGTTATAACTGTATCAGTTGGTAAACTATCTTCGTCCCAGTTTACTACTGCCACTGTTAAATCATTGGGGTCAACAGCAAATGTTCCTATAATTTCATTAGTAAGGTCTATTCTTGATAATCGTACTTGTGTTAACCCTGCTTCATATGTAAAGGGGTATGCTTTTAAATATCCTTCCCAAGTTTCTCCTCCAACAATACCACTTTTAACTAATTGTATTGTATTATTTAATACTAATAAATTAGGATGATTGTGTGATATTCCTATTGTTGCTAGAGCTTCGCCAGCAGTGTACGGAGGATCTCCACCTCGTGCTAATTTACTAGGAGTTGGTGTCGCCACAACATCTCCTTCAGCATTTGTTGTTATGCCAGTTTCTGTAGTAGCATTGATAGTACTTAAAGGAGACGGAAAAGTAGAAAAGTTTAAAGTACTTATATTTCCTGTTTCATCAAAAATACTTTGAAGGATACTAGTAATAATACCTAATCTTTTAACTTTTGTAGGAGGCGAAATATAAATAGGTGTTTTAAATCCTAATGTAGCAACATCTATTTCGCTTTCAGTTCCTGTTGGAATACTTCTACTACTAAAATTAATATTTTCTAAATTTACTACACTCAAACTAGTCCAATCTATATAATTATCTGTAGTTTGAATTTCTAAACTTGGATTAAACAACATTAGTATTTGTTCTAATATTTGAAGTTTTTGATCAGTATTTGTAGTCCAAATATCACAATTTACTCCTAACATATATGGAGTAGGCATTAGTCGTTCCACAGTGAAGTTCTTTCCTGCTTCATTAAGATATTCTTCACCTTCTTCGTCATATGCCCTTTCTCTAATATGGAGTTTACTTACATAAGTAGGATCAGCAAGCATAGCAGTATTCATTTCAAGATCTCCTACATAAACCGCCATTCGCGGAGCACTAGGAAGTTTATTTTCAGAATTATCACGTAATAAAGTTCCCACTTGACGTGTAATATCTCCATACATTACAGGAACTTGTGTAAGAACTCCTTTCCCATCTTTATAAGAAAAATTACTCATTAATCTAATAATTTGGGTTAAGTATCGTCTAACTTGCCCGTCGTAAAAATGCTCCATTAGTTATCTGCCTTTGGTTTAAGTGCTTTTGACAAACTTTGTTTTTCTGGTACAACTTCTCCAGCAATAGTGCTTGTAGTAGGATTATTAATAAACGTACCCTTTTGAGTAGCTCTTGTATCTGTATTTGTTAATGACATTCTCACTGCATTTTCCATTTTTACCCACCTTGCTCCGTCGAATCTAAATAATCTATTAGGTAAGAAATCTGTTCTTAAGAAATAATCATAAGTTGATGGTACAAGTGGAAAACTTATACCGTGGCCAAAATCTGCTCCATTAGGAGGTAAACCGTCACCTATTAAATATCCTTGATAACCTTCTTTCTCAGGAGGTACCATTACTTTATCAACAGTTATACCATCAGTTGCATCTAAATCCGAAGCATCTACTGTAACTAATGCTGTATCACCATTGTCATCTACGCTTAAAGTAAAAAGATGACTTGTATCATAACCACTCTTTGCAGCATCTTCTTCTGCTTGTTTAACAATTGCATCATTAATTTGCATTTCTTGTTCGTATGTTGATAACAAATCTCTTAATGTATTGCCACCTGGTGCATCTTCTTCTGCTGGAAGATCTAAGATTTCTTTAAATTCTTGACTATCTACTATTTGCTTCATTTTTACACGATACAAATGTGGATACCATGTTTGTGTAAATCCTTCTGAAGCACGATTAACATCTTCTACTACATAAAATCTTTTAAGTGCAGTAGCATAATCGTTAAGTGCATATTCATCTACTAAATGAGGCAATTCGATTACATCACCCGACATTATTTTTCTTCCTAATGTTTTTACTGAACTACGAATATGAATAGTTAACATAAGCGTATCATTTTGTAAAAATAATCCAAATTGAGTCATATCAAAATCTACATCTTGAACATTATAAACTCCTCGCATTGCATAAACATCAGGATCATATTTTCTATCACGGTTTTCCATAAACAGCAAGTCTTGAATATTAGTTTCCTTTACGCTGTCATAACGTGGTTGATCTGCTGTAGCATCAGTTTCATCAGGATTTGATGGTCCTAAATATTTGTGAACAAATAAATCAGTACCACCCACAGTAAACATTTCTAGAATTTGTCTATCTAAAAAGTCAAAATCGTTACCTTTTTCTGGTTTATATAAAGATAGTCTTGGCATATAACTATTTATCGGAACGATAAATACAGTAAGGAGAACTTTAAATGTCAGAATTGCAAACTCAAAGACAAGAAATTTTTGACTATGCTTATGCTATGCTAGGTGGTGGGATGATCGATGTTGAACTAGATCCTGTACACTATAATACTGCTTTAACCAAAGCATTAACTAAATTTCGACAGCGTTCTGATAATTCTGTAGAAGAATCTTATATTTTCCTTCCTACAGTAGTAGATCAAAACGAATACATATTACCAAATGAAATTGTCGAAGTAAGAAAATTATTTAGACGGTCTATTGGTTCTCGAAGCGGTGGCGGCGATGGTGGTACACTCTTTGAACCATTTAATTTAGCATACACAAATACTTACTTATTAGCAAGCTCTAATATGGGTGGATTAGCTACTTACGAATTATTTTCAGGATTTCAAGAAATAGTAGGAAGAATGTTTGGCTCATTTATTGAATTTAAATGGAATCCAGCTAATAAAAAACTTACACTTTTACAACGTCCACGAACAGAAGAAAACTTATTATTATATTGTTATAATTATAGACCCGATAGTGAACTTTTAACAGATTATCTAGCTAACCAATGGCTAAGAGATTATACAGTTGCTACTTGTAAATTTATGCTAGGAGAAGCACGTTCTAAATTTGCTACAATAGCTGGTCCTCAAGGTGGTAGTCAATTAAATGGCGATACCCTTAAAACCGAAGCAGCAGCAGAAATTGAAAAACTAGAAGCAGAAGTTTCTTCAGCAGTTTCGGGTGGTGTAGGTTACGGTTTTCTAATTGGTTAATAATTACTTGACATTTATTCTTTAAGAGTATATAGTTATAATATGACTATAGAAGAACATTCAGTTAAAGTTATCCCTATGTTTTCTGTTCCTTTATTTCAAACAAATATTGGTCCACCTGACGCCATAACTAAAGCATGGATTGTAAACTTAGATTATCCTCAAGGTCGCGTAGGAGTAACAGCAGGAATAGGTTTAGTTGAAGAAGATCCTACTAAACAAGGATTCCATATCTTAAATAATCCTCAACTTAAATCTCTTAAAATAAAAATTCAAAAAGCTATTGATTATTTTGTGCATGACATATTAGATATTACTGATGATGTAACTGTGTCAATTGAAACTAGTTGGATAAATCAGTATAAACAAGGTGAGCACAATATGCTCCATAATCATACTAATTCAATATTAAGTGGAGTATATTATATAGACTTCCCTCCCAATTCAGGAAATATTACTTTTTCAAAAACAAATCTTTATAATAATATATTTCCTATGCAGTTAATGCCTCAGTCAAAAGGAAAAAAGAATAACCAATATAATTTAAGTGGATATGAAATAGTTCCTGAGACAGGAAACGTACTTATATTTCCTTCATTTTTACATCATGGTGTACCTCCTAATCCTACAAAACAGGATCGATATAGTTTAGCATTTAATACTTATATTAGAGGAGAAATAGGTCACGGACCTTCTTTATTAACATTATAGGACTATAATATGATTATTGGTATCTGTGGTTTAATCGGATCTGGTAAAAACACTGTTGCTGATATTTTAATTCAAGAACATAATTTTCAAAAATTAAGTTTTGCAGACAGACTCAAAGATGCTGTAGCAGCTACATTTGGCTGGGACCGAATGATGCTTGAAGGTACAACCGATGTTAGTCGAACTTGGCGCGAAAAACCTGATGAATTTTGGTCAAACGAAACTAATAGAACTATTACTCCACGATTAGTATTACAAGAATTTGGTACAGATTGTTTACGTGTTGGATTTTTTGATGGAATTTGGGTTAGTTTAGTTAAACAAACAATAATAGAAAATCCACATAATAATTATGTTATTACTGATGTGCGTTTCCAAAACGAAGTTAAAATGATGAAAAATATAGGTGGATTTGTATGGGAAATTAAAAGAGGACCTGATCCCAAATGGCGAATAGAATATGAAAATAATAACATAGAACCTTCAGTACATGCTAGTGAATGGCACTGGATTAAAGGTCCTAAAGATGTATATATTGAAAATTCTGGAACAATAAGCGATCTTAAAAATCAGGTAAAAGATCTCCTTGCTTCCACTGAACACCATCCTTCTGCATAATACGTTGACAATTTGCACATATTGTTTTTAAATTACTAAATTTACAATTAGCTAAACTTCCATCTATATGGAATACATTAAACTGTTCTTGATAACTACTTTTAAAATTACATTTTTCACAGTAGTCTTTTTTATTATAACCTGACTGTTTCCATTTAGGAAAACCATAACCTGTACTTCCGTAACGAGTACAAGTCTCGCATTTCTTACGGAAATATGTTTTTCCATTCTTTTTATAATTTATAGCAGCAGGTTTTAACCCACAAATACATAAAGGTCTCATATAGATATTTACCTACCCTTTATGGCCCCTTTTTACTAGAGTTTAATAACCTTTTTTATTCCGATAATGGTAAATACAAGTAGATGATTTATCCCGAGAATTATACATTAGGAGAAAAATAAAATGGCATTAGTATCACCAGGCGTACAGGTTAGCGTTATAGACGAAAGTTTCTATACTCCAGCTGAACCAGGTACAACCCCAATGATTTTCGTTGTAAGTGCTACAGGCAAGAAAAATGCTGCAGGTGATGGAACAGCACAAGGAACGACAAAAGCAAATGCAGGTAAACCATTTTTGCTTACATCTCAAAGAGATTTAGCTGATACGTTTGGTGATCCTGTATTTAAAACAGACAGTAATAATAATCCAGTACATGCTGGAGAATTAAACGAATACGGTTTACAAGCTGCATATTCATACTTAGGTATTAGTAATAGAGCTTGGGTAACCAGAGCAGATTTAGATTTAGACGAGCTTATAGGAACAGCAACAGCTCCAGCAGATAATCCAGCCTCAGGCGCATATTGGTTTGATACCTCAACTACAAAATTTGGTATTCAAGAATGGAATAGCGCAGCTATTACTGAAACTGGAGGACAAAGTTTTACAAATAAAATACCATTAGCAATTACAAGTATTTCAGACGTTACTGGAACAGTAGAAAATCCAGGTGCGCCTAAAGCATCTGTAGGATCAATAGGCGAATATGCAATAGTTGCTATTACGACTCTTAACACAATGTGGTATAAATCCCCAGGTAATGCACCTAGCGTAACAGCTGGTGCTTGGGTTGAAGTAGGAAGCGAAGCTTGGATTAAAAGTTGGCCAACTGCTAAAGGAACTAAAGCTAATCCTACATTTGTAGGAACTACAGCTATTACTTTAAATAGTGTTTCTGTAAGTATTACTTCGTCAGATGGTATTGCAGATGTTGCAACTACTATTAACGGACTAGCAATTCCAGGAGTATCTGCTTATGTTGTAGATAGCAGACTAGAACTTTATAGTGATGGTTCATCTTCAGGCGCAGGCGACTCTACATTAGGTGGTCCTATTGTAGTTGCTGGTGATGCCGCAACATTACTTTTAATTGGAATGGCTGCTGACACGTATTTGCCACCAGTACTACAAATTAGTAAACACACACAAGTACCAGAATTTAAAAGTACTGATACAAACGAACGTCCTACAGGGAGTCTTTGGATTAAAACAACAGATCCTAATTTAGGCGCAAAATGGAAAGTAAAAACATTTAATTCAGGAACATTGTTATTTGATACAATTTCTGCACCATTATATGCAACCAATGAAGAAGCATTATTTAACTTAGATCGAACTGGGGGTGGCGCAAATCTTGCAGCAGGTGATTTATATGTACAAACTAACGTTGCAGGAGATTCACAGCAATTAGGAACATTTAAAATATTCCGTCGAAATGCTGTAGGACCAACAACTGTTACAAGTGGCAAAATTATTGCAGGTTCACTTACAGTTGGCGCAGGACGTATTTTCCGTGTTCAAACAACAGATGCAGCTACAGCAGCATTTGGCACAGCAGTTTCTGTTTCAGTTACAACTGACGGTACTACTGCTGACGCTGATACAATTGCAGGCGCTATTAACTCTGCAAGCATTGAAAACGTTACAGCATCAGTTGATACGCAAAATAGAGTAACAATTAGCCATTCACAAAGTGGTGAAATACGTTTTTATGATGACGTAAGTGTATTAACAGAAATGGGTTTTGGTGCTTATGCAAGCTCAACTAGCGGAACTCCAAATCTATTTTATGCACCAGGAACAGACGGATCAACTACTCCACTTGCTTTACAAGCATCTAATTGGCATGTTCTAAGTTATACTGCTAGTGATGATGAAATTACATCACTAACAGCTCAAGATGCATTATGGTATAACTCAGTAGTAGACGAAGTAGATATTATGATACATAATGGTACTACTTGGGTAGGATATTTAGATTCAACAAGTCCATATTTTAACGCATCAGCTGCTGAGAAAACAGATCCAGCAGGACCAATCGTAAGTGCATCAACACCAGTACTACAGAGTGACGGAACTGATCTTAAAAATGGTGACGTTTGGATTAGTACTGCTGATGTAGAAAATTATCCACAAATTTATCGCTTTGATGCAAATCTACTAAACACACCTATTGCTAATAGATGGCAACTACTAGATAAGTCAGATCAAACTACTGAAAATGGAGTTTTATTTGCAGATGCTCGCTGGAGTTCAGCAGGCGCAGATTCAACACCAGAAGACATTGATGTATTACTAGATAGTAACTATTTAGATCCAGATGCACCAGACGGAGCATTATATCCAAAAGGTATGCTATTATGGAATTTACGTAGAAGCGGTTTTAATGTTAAAAAATTCGAACGTGATTATATTAATGTTAATGACGAAAATATACGTTTTGGTGATGAAGAGATGGAACTTTATTATCCACATCGTTGGGTTACAGAATCTGGTAACCAAATAGATGGCGCAGGCAGTTTTGGACGGCATGCACAACGTAAAGTTGTTGTACAAGCACTTCAAGCACTTGTTAATTCAAATGAAGACATTCGAGACGACGAAGCAAGACTATTTAATTTAGTAGCTGCACCAGGATATTCAGAACTAATTGGTGAACTAATTAGCTTAAATCATGATAGAGGATTGAGTGCATTTATTGTAGGAGATTCTCCAGCAAGACTTAAATCTAATGCAACTGCATTAAATGATTGGGCTACTAATGTTAACATAGCAGTAGAAGACAACGATGAAGGACTTGTTAGTACTGACGAATATATGGGCATGTTTTACCCATGGGGCTTTACAAGTGATAACTTTGGTAACAATGTTGTTGTACCACCAAGTCATATGATGATGCGTACAATTGCGTTAAGTGACCAAGTTAGTTTTCCATGGTTTGCACCAGCAGGTATACGACGCGGTGGAATAACAAATGCAAGTTCAACAGGTTATATTGATGCTGAAGGCGAATTTGTATCAGTAGCACTTAATGAAGGACAAAGAGATACATTATATGCACAAAATGTAAATCCAATAACTTTTATTACAGGTGCAGGACTTGTTGCTTATGGTCAAAAAACCCGTGCAAAGGGTGCAAGCGCACTAGATAGAATTAATGTTTCTAGGCTTGTAATTTACTTACGTAGTCAACTAAATCAACTTGCTAAACCTTATATCTTTGAACCTAATGATAAAATTACACGTGATGAGATTAAAGGAGCAACAGAAAGTTTGATGCTTGAATTAGTTGGACAAAGAGCACTTTACGACTTCTTAGTTGTGTGTGATGAATCAAACAACACACCTGCAAGAATTGATCGTAACGAATTATATTTAGATATTGCTATAGAACCAGTTAAGGCTGTTGAATTTATTTACATTCCACTAAGGTTGAAAAATACTGGTGAAATTGCAGGACTTTAAAATGATAAATACAATTATACTAGGAGCAAACTAAATGTCAATTTCAACATTATCGAAAATTACAGTTCCATTAGCTAGCGGAGATTCTGCAAGTAACCAAGGACTGTTAATGCCCAAGTTGCAGTATCGCTTTAGGCTATCGTTAGAAAACTTTGGCGTAAGTACACCTACTACTGAATTAACAAAACAAGTAGTTGATGTTACAAGGCCTACAGTTGCTTTCGAACCTATTGAGATTCCAGTTTATAACTCTAAGGCATACTTAGCAGGCAAACATACTTGGAGTCCTATTACTATTAATTTACGTGAAGATGTTAATAATAACGTACAAAAAATAGTAGGTGAGCAGATCCAAAAACAATTTGACTTTTTTGAACAGTCAAGTGCAGCATCAGGACAAGATTACAAATTTACAACTAGAATTGAAATTTTAGATGGCGGTAACGGAGCAAATGCACCTACCACATTAGAAACATTTGAGTTGTATGGTTGTTTTATTACAAATGCTAACTATAACGAATTGGCATATGCTAACAACGAACCTGTAAGAGTTACAATAGAAGTTCAATATGATAACGCTATCCAAACACCACAAGGTAGTGGTATTGGTACAGCAGTAGGACGTACACTTAATACGTTAATAACTGGCGGCGGAACATAAGACTTACTAACAACTTTTATAAAGGGGGCTTAGGCCCCCTTTATTATTATATACGCATTTAATAGCTATAGATAAATATTATTATGGCAACGTTCACAGGTTTTTTAAATAATTTAGCAAATGGAGCACTAAGTCCTAAAGGCAATTTAGGAGACTATGCACATGCTAGTAGACTATTTGTAAATGAAAATCAACGTCTAGCACCTAAACAAAAATACCTATATCATTGTTTTTTTGAATTAGATAGAGTTGCTGCAAGTGTATTACCCGATTTACAATCAAAGCATAATTTAGAAATAGGATTGCTTGTTAAAAGTGCCCAATTACCTCAATATACTGCTGATGTAGAAGTAAAAAACAAATATAATAGAAAAAAAAATGTACAAACATCTATTCAATATCAACCTGTTGAAATAACGTTTCATGATGATAATTTTGGTGTAACTACTGCATTATTAGAAGCATATTATAGATATTATTTTGCAGATGGTAATTATAAAGGTCAGCCAGGAGCTTATAATAAAGCAGGTACAGGTGACAATACATATAGAGGCCCTGGTTTAAATTCTTTTAAGTACGGCTTAGATAATGATATTGGCACGCCATTCTTTAAAAGTATACAAATTTCTCAGATGGCGAGAAAATCTTATACAACATATACACTAGTAAATCCTATTATTACAAATTGGTCACATGACCAAGTAGATAGTGCTGATGGTACTGGTACTATGCAAAATTCAATAACTGTAGCGTACGAAGCTGTATTTTATAGCAGAGGGAATGTTTCAGCAGGAGTAAATGGTGATCCTACAGGATTTGGTGCACCTGATCATTATGATGTAACACCAAGCGGTTTAAACACAGGTGGATTAGGAGGAATATTAGGTACTGCATCGGATCTTTTCGGATTTATTACAAACGGAACTGGATTTAATAATCCTTTACAAGCAGGGCTTGCTGCCGCTGGATTAATTCAAAATGTACGAAATTTATCTAAAGACGGTTTGCGCCAAGAAGGATTTAATTTATTAAAAGGTGCAATAGGTGCTGCTGGAGGAGTAGATGTAAGTGGTGTTTCAAATACATTTTTCCCAAAAAATGCAGGAACTGGGGGTGCAGGAAAAGATTTACTCTTAGGAACTGCTGCGGTAGTAGGTATTAGTGCATTATCTTCGCGGCTTAGTAATGCCCAACTCAAAACTAATCCAGCTGCTTTATCTTCAGCAAAAAAACAACAATTCCAAAAGAATTTTCAAGCAGCAGGAAATGCAGGAGGAGTCAATGAAGCTGTTGACGCTTTTGAATCTTTAGGAACTAATGATAGTGCAGCACTAGAATCTCAAGTATTAGGAGGCACTTTTACATAATGTCAAGTTTACCTTCAAAAAATGTTAAAAAAGGAAGTGATAAAGAAGTTACACAATTCTTTGACAAATATTATACAGCATCTATTAGTTTTCCTACTAATGAAGTAGACGCTGTTATTGGTTTTTTTGAAAAGCATGGCTTTAATCAAGACGCAGCAATATCTACGGCTACTGCTATATTAACCCAAGCAAAATTAGATGGTGTTAAGGTATTTGAAATTCTAGATACTTTAAAGGGATTGAAAGAAGTACAAATAAGTAATGTTGTTGCAGAAATATTAAATTATGAGAGAAATAGAACTAGTTCTATAGGGTATACTAATTTACACAATGTAGATAAAATTGAACGCAGAAATGTTGTGGTATAAACTATGGCCAGGTTTGCTCAAGGGAAATATTCATTAAAATTTCCAGCAAAGTATATAGGAACTAAAACCCCCACATATAGATCAAGTTGGGAATTTGCATTTATGCGATTCTGCGACGAGCACCCAAATGTTGAAACATGGGCTAGTGAAGCTGTAAAAATACCTTATAGAAATCCTCTAACAGGAAAATACACAATTTATGTACCTGATTTTTTTGTTACATATGCAGATAAAAGTGGTAAACAAAAAGTTGAACTTATAGAAGTTAAACCTGCAAATCAATCTGTTAAAGAAAAACTAGGACGAAGTCGTTCTAATAAAGCACATTATATACTTAATCAAGCAAAATGGACAGCAGCTAGAGCATGGTGCAAGCAAAAAGGAATATTTTTTAGAGTTGTAAACGAAGGAGATATTTTCCATCAAGGGTCTAGACTAGGATAAGTATTATTAACGCATTAAATAGGAGATAAAACAATGTGGAGGAAAATCAAATTGTGGTTTACTCCGGAATATAAACTCATTGTACAACATATGGGCAAAGAGAAAATTCTACACGTAAAAAAATTTAAATCTAAAAATCCTAAAAAAATTAGTGGTGTTACATTAGATAATAAAGAATTTGAATTAAAAAGTGTAGAGCCTATGGAATGGCAACTAGAAGAATTAAAATATAATGACTAAAAAACTTGAAGAACTCTTAAATTTACCAGATGCTAAAGAAATTATAGATGATGCTAAAAAAGAAGATAAAAAGCAAAAAAAAGAAGTAGCTCTTGTAGAACAATCAGAAACAATTCGTAATATAGCAGAACTTGATAAAATTACAAGTGCATTACCTGCGGTTAAAGGTTTAGGAGAAATGGCTGATACTGAACTTAATGATGTTGCAGATAAAGCCATGTCTGCTTATGACGATTTAATGGATTTAGGTATGAACGTAGAAAGTCGTTATTCAGGTAGAGTTTTCGAAGTTGCAGGATCTATGCTTAAAACTGGGCTAGATGCTCGAGTTGCTAAATTAGATAAAAAACTAAAAATGGTTGAATTACAACTAAAAAAGGAAAAACTTGATCATGAATCGATTGATAAAAATGATATTGTAGATGGTGAAGGCTATGTTGTAACAGATCGTAACAGTCTTTTAGAAAAACTTAAAATAATGGAAAAATGATATAAATAACATATAATAAATTAGGATTATACCGTAATGAAATCTTTTAAAGAATATTTAACAGAAGCTAAAAAAACGTATAAGTTTAAAGTTCGTGTTGCAGGTGACTTACCTGAAGGGTTTGCAGATACATTAGAAACAGTATTACAAAAATACGATGTTTTAAATATTACCGCAGGCAAAAAATCACCAATACAAGAAACTCCTTTAGACTTCCCTCAATTACAAAACCTTGAAGTTACCCATTACGAAGTAGAATTAAATTATCCTGCAACTAGTCATGTATTAGAACGTTATCTAGTAGAAGCATGCAATATTAATCACAGTTATATTGTTGTGCGAGGAGAACATGATCCTATTGACGAACTACAAAAACCTGAAGATGAAAAACCCTATGAATCATTATTAAACACAGAGGATATGGGCGGAGACGGCGCACAAAAAGATGTAGGCGGCGAGCGAATAATGGATTTGCTTAAAGAATTAGAAACTGCACGTAAAGAAAGGGAAGTTGATCCTATAGCCGGTGTTCATCAAGGTAATGGTAAAGACATTGAAAATGTTGAAAATGCAAAAAGCGTAATAGGAGCATAGCATGAGCGAATATAAAGATTATAATGACAACTTAAAAGATTTTAAAGAACTTATTAAAGTTGCTGATGTTTATGGCAAAGAAGCTAGGGACATCCAAGAAGGTTGGTTTGATGACGCATTAGATTGGGTTAAACAAACATTAGGAATTGGAGACGCTGAAGCAAAACCTATTGCAGATGCAGCAGCCAAGGCAGCAGAAAAAGCAAAAGCTGTTGATAAAAAAACTGGAGAACCAACTGGTGCAACCGATGCTGAAAGGGATGCAGGCGCAGGCGGATATGTGGCGCCGGATCAACAGCAAGGTGATCCAGCATACGTTGATGACTTTAGTGGTATGGGTGCAGCTGATGCAGCAAGAAAAGATAGAGATGCAGCTGCCAATGTAGATGATTTTAGTGGTATGCCAGACGCAGATCAAGGCGTAGCACCAGGTACAGGTGCAAGTGGTCCTCCAGGTAGAGACTATGACCAAGGCGTAGCACCAGGTACAGGTGCAAGTGGTCCTCCAGGTAGAGACTATGACCAAGATTCAGGTGTAGCAGCTGGTACAGGTGCAAGTGGTCCTCCAGGTAGAGACTATGACCAAGATTCAGGTGTAGCAGCTGGTACAGGTGCAAGTGGTCCTCCAGGACGTGATTATGATCAAGCACCAAGTGGTCCAAATACAGGTCCTCCAGGTAGAGATAATCAACCAGCAGAACCTTCAGGTCCAAATACAGGTCCTCCAGGTAGAGATAGTCAACCAGCAGCAGCTCCAAGTGGTCCAACTGGTGGTCCTCCAGGTAGAGATAGTCAACCAGCAGCAGCTCCAAGTGGTCCAACTGGTGGTCCTCCAGGTAGAGATAATCAACCAGCAGCAGCTCCAAGTGGTCCAACAGCAGCAGGAAAACTTGCTGGTGGTCCTCCAGGTAGAGATAATCAACCTCAAGATAGCGGTGGTAGTGTAGCATTAGATACAAAAACACCTAATTTAATGAAGGCTTATAACGATGGCGGGCAAAAGGCTTTGCCAGCTGTTAAAAATATGCAAGCTGCATTAACAAAATTAGGTCATAAAGCAGCACCAGACGGCAAGTATGGTAAAGGTACGTTTGCTGCTGTACAAGCATTCCAAAAAGCAAATGGTTTAAAAGTTGACGGACAAGCCGGGCCAGACACAATGCAAGCAATTAAAAAAGCACTTGCAGGTGGTAGTACCGTTGGAAAACATGTACCGTACAAAGATTTTCGACCACCAGAAGGTGGTCCTGAATCAGGTGATGGTGGTACTGGTGGCAAAGAGATACCGTACCGAGATCATCGACCACCAGAACGTGGTCCTGAATCAGGTGGTGGTGGTACTGGTGGCAAGCCGATGAAGACTTATGTTGGACCTGATAAGGATGGTGGTAGAGAGTCTGCTAATTTTAATAATTCTAATCAAGTTGATGAAGCTTCTATGAATATTTCAATGAATGGTGCAAGCGCACATGAAGTAAAAGAATTAATTGGAATTTTAAAGAATGCAGGAATGGATGATGCTGAACCAGTAGCAATGAAGCACATAACTCCATTAGGTCCTCCCAGGGGTGCGATGGCGGCAATAGGTCCTAAATCTTCTCCTTGTGGAGGTTTAAGTGATGATTCTGCATATGAAGCTGATGAACCAGGTGAGTGGGATAATTCACCAGATGAAGAATATAAAGATGACGACTTTATGGTTCATGATCTAGCTGGCGGTCTTAATCGACCTAAGAAAGCATATGCTGCTACAGCAGGTGCTGATAACCCAATGAAAGTAGAATCTATTAAATCTCAATTGCTAAAAGCCTTAGGTAAAAAGAAAGCTTCTTAATTTAAATACTATATGTTTTATCTTTTCGTAGCACTTTTTATAGTCAATGATGGTTTTGCAATGTTGCGGCATTATTGGGAATCTGCCGCATCATTACGTGAAACGTTAATTGATAAATTGGGGAAAACAAAATATCAAGTAATTCATAGCATTATAGATCTTATTGCAGTTATAGGTATGTTAGTATACTTTGACTATACAAAACATATATGGATAGTTGGTTGTATTGTAGGCGTTATGATACTATGGTATATACCCATTGGATTAAGAAAGTGGCTTAAATAATAATTAAGCATAATCAAATAGCGTCTTTGGACGCTATTTTTTTGAGTAAATAACAACATGTCAAAGATATTAGATGGTGTCATTACTAAAAAAGCACATCAAAGAGAAACTTTTACTGAAGATCAAATTAAACATCTTGCTAGTTGTATGGATCCTGAATTTGGTTATTTGTATTTTTCTAAAAATTTTGCATACATTCAACACCCTATTAAAGGCAAATTATTATTTTTACCATATGAATATCAAGAAGAATTAATGCATCGACTGCATACTTACCGCTTTAATATTAATATGCTTCCTAGACAAACAGGTAAAACCACTTGTGCCGCAGTATATTTGACTTGGTATGCAATGTTTCATCCAGATCAAACTATATTAATTGCTGCTCACAAATATATTGGTTCTCAAGAAATTATGCAACGCATTCGTTATGTTTATGAATGTTGTCCTGACTATATACGTGCTGGTGTTATTAACTATAATAAAGGAAGTATAGAATTTGAAAATGGGTCAAGAATTGTAAGTGCTACAACAACTGGAAATACAGGACGAGGTATGAGTATATCATTATTATACTGTGATGAGTTTGCATTTGTTGCACCTAATATTGCAGATGAATTTTGGACTTCTATTTCACCCACTCTTGCTACAGGTGGTCGTGCTATTATAACTTCTACTCCTAATTCTGATGAGGATACATTTGCTACTATTTGGAAACAAGCAGAACAAAAATATGATAGTCACGGTAATGAACAAGATATAGGTATAAACGGATTTCATTCTTTTACAGTAGGCTGGGAAGAACATCCTGATAGAGACGAAGACTGGGCAACTGAAGAAATTAAAAGAATTGGTGAGGAAAGATTTCGACGAGAGTATGGATGCGAATTTCTAGTTTATGATGAAACATTAATTAATGCTATCTACTTATCAAGTATGGAGGGAACATCACCTATTATTAATATGGGTCAAACAAAATGGTATAAAAAACCCACATCTGAACATAGTTATGTTGTTTCTTTAGATCCTAGCATGGGCACAGGTGGCGACTCTTCTGCAATACAAGTTTATGAATTACCTACATATGATCAAGTAGCAGAATGGCAACACAATACAACACCTATACCAGGACAAATTAGAGTACTTGCAGACATTTGTAAATATATAGAATCTGAAATAAAAACAACAAATTCTATTTACTGGTCGGTTGAAAACAACGGTATAGGAGAAGCAGCCCTTATTGTAATAAATGATTTTTTAGAAGAAAATATACCAGGATTGTTTATAAGCGAACCTATGCGTAAAGGGCATGTTAGAAAATTTAGAAAAGGATTTAATACAACACATTCTACAAAAATTTCAGCTTGCAGTCGATTAAAAACAATGATAGAAACTGATAGAATGAAAATAAATTCAAAACCTTTAATTAGTGAATTAAAAAGTTTTGTGGCTACAGGATCTAGTTATAGAGCAAAATCAGGGCAAACTGATGATTTAATTTCATCTACTCTTTTAGCAATACGAATGATGACAGTTCTAAAAGACTGGGATCCTAAAGTTTATAATACTTTTAATTTAACAGAAGTTACTGAAGATTATGAACCACCAATGCCTATCTTCATTAGCAGCAACTATTGATAAATACTAGTACCATGAAAAACCTAAATTTTATAGCAGAAGAACTATTTAATAAGATTAGAGGGCGTTTCCCTTCAATTACTATTGGTAATGAAAAGGGAGAGGTAACAAATGAGCCGAAAGAAGCTCGATTTTTTGATTTTGGCTTTAAAGAAGGTGAAAGGGAGTTAGGAAAAGTTAGTATTACGTTATCTAATGAAAGCGTTTCTATTATGTATAATAATGATTTTGTTACAAACGAAGATAGCCTTACTAAAAATTCATGGTATAGTTTTTTGAAGGAAATACGGGTATTTGCGAAGAAAAGAATGCTTAATTTTGACACAAGAGACATAACCAAAAATAATCTAGATAAAAGAGATTATAAATTTTTAGCTACAAACCGCCCCGAGGATATTACAATGGAATCTAAGATGTATGGAACAACTAGAACTAGTTATCAAAATATAGGAAACGCTCGCATAGCAATACGACATTCTCAACCTGTTAATCAAGAATTAGCAGCAGGAAGAACACAAAACGTAAATGCTTTGTATATTGAAAGTAAAGAAGGCGAAAGATTTAAATATCCATATAAACATTTGAATGGTGCAAGAGCAATGGCTATGCATGTGTCTGAAGGCGGCAAACCATTTGATGAGTTTGGCGAGCATATTGTTTCTTTGTCAGAAGAATTATCTAACTTAAAGAAATTTAAACGATATATGAATCGAAATGCTGTAATGGCAGAAAGTCTTGCTGAATATGTAGGAATTGTAAATGAGCGTATACAAACTGTAAAGAAAACAATAGAAGGTCTCCAAAAAGAAGCAGTCTATAAAACAATGTCTGAAAACTTTGAAAAGGTAACCTTAGAAGAAGTACCTGAAGATGTAGCAGAAAATTGGATCGATCAATTAACAATACGTCAATTTAATGAGGAATTAAAAGATGTATTTCCCTACATTTATAGATTAATTGCAGAGCACACTAAAGCTGAAGAACTTAATTTTGAAGATTTAGTAAACCCAGAATTAGATACAGATTCTCAAACAAAAACAGAAAAAGTAAATAGGGCTGAAGAATCTTTTGCAAGCGAACTAGAAAAAATGATGGGGCAATTTAGCGAAGAACCGACTGACGATGTAGTAATGAAAAAGTCAGAACTTCCGTTCACAGAAGTTATTTTATCTCACTATGATAGAGAAACAGGTAGTTTTCCAAAAGGCGAAACCGCTGTATTAACTACAATTGAAAAAGATTTTGGTGACAAATATATTGTACCTTCTAAGCAATTTATAGAAAGATTAAACCAAACATTTGAAAATTTTAATTCATTTAATGATTTGGAAGACGAAGTAGATTTAACTCAAGAATTTCCTACATATGACCAAGTAATGGGCGAGTTTAATTCCGAAGTAGAATATAATCAAATAGTAGATGGATTTAATCAAGACACAGAATTTGATAGAATACGTGAATTAGCAGGCTTAGATTCTAAAAAAAAAACATCATAACTGAAATTAGTCAAGATATTCAGTATATGGATAGCGACGGCAATATATCGCCCGTTAAAGTTAATCCAGACGATACTCCAGTACAACCAACTCTCAATCGACACACAGGTAAATGGACAGGAAGTTGGAGAAGGGTTGACCTCGATGCAGTGGGTACTTTAGACGGTCCAAGATATCGCTTGCCATCCGGACATATGACTAGTTACAAATCAAAATATGATAGAGCGACAAAGTAATTTCGTAAATTTCACTTTTTTTTAAAAAAAACACTTGACATACTAAATACAAGACAGTATAATTATTATACTGTGCAAACTAGGCATAGGCACATAGGCAACATAAAGGAGGCATAACTATGGCAACATTAGCAGAAATTCGAGCGAAGCTCAAAGAACAAGAATCCCGCTCAGGTGGTAATTTAACAGGCGGCGACAACGCAATTTACCCATTTTGGAATATTAAAGAAGGCGAATCAGCAACGCTTCGTTTTCTTCCTGATGGCGATGAAGAAAATACATTCTTTTGGAAAGAGCGTTTAATGATTAAATTACCCTTCCAAGGTATAAAAAACGAAACAGATTCTCGTCCAGTACAAGTTCAAGTTCCTTGTATGGAAATGTATGGAGAGTCTTGTTCAATCCTTGCTGAAGTTAGAGGTTGGTTTAAGGACTCTAACTTAGAAGACATGGGACGTAAGTATTGGAAAAAGCGTTCTTATATTTTTCAAGGATTTGTTACAAATAATCCCTTAGCAGAAGACACTACACCGGAAAATCCAATTCGTAGATTTATTATTGGTCCGCAAATTTTTCAAATTATTAAAGCGGCATTAATGGATCCTGATATGGAAGAACTTCCAACAGATTATACATCTGGTGTGGATTTTCGACTTAATAAAACATCTAAAGGCGGATATGCTGATTATTCTACATCAAATTGGGCTCGTAGAGAGCGTCCATTAGATGATTCAGAAATGAATGCAATAAACTCTAATAATTTGTTTACTTTATCTGATTTCTTACCTAAGAAGCCAGACGAAGTATCAATTAAAGCGATGCAAGAAATGTTTGAAGCATCGGTTGATGGAGAAGCATATGATGCAGATCGTTGGAGTCAATATTATCGTCCGGCTGGTGTATCAGCACGTACAGGTGATCCTAACAAACCCGCATCAACTGTTCGACCTGTAACTGAATCAGTTGCAGAATCTAAACCTGCAGAATCTAAACCTGCAGAAGAAACTTCAACAACTACTCCTGCAGAAGAGCCGGCAAACGGCAGTAATGCACAAGACATTCTTGCAATGATTCGTGCAAGACAGTCTAATTAAAAAAATAATAATGGGGGATTTATTCCCCCATTATAACTTATTAAGGAGTAATTATGGCCAAACCATTTGATGTAAGCAAGTTTCGTAGAGACTTAACAAAATCTATTACAGGTATGAGTGCAGGATTTAATGATCCTACTGATTGGATTAGTACAGGGTCCTATGCACTAAATCATCTTATTAGTGGAGACTTTCATAAAGGTGTACCACTAGGTAAAGTTACTGTATTTGCAGGTGAGTCGGGTGCAGGGAAAAGTTATTTTTGTGCAGGTAACATTGTAAAACATGCACAAGATCAAGGTATATTTGTTGTACTAATTGATTCAGAAAACGCCTTAGATGAAACTTGGTTAAAAGCACTTAATGTAGATACTAGTGA